ATATTCAGTCGCTAAAGATGCGATACGAAGGATTTAGAAACTTTGCATCGACAAGCTATGTCCATCATGTAGGCAGTTCTACCATTGGCATGGATCACAAAAAGAACCACGATGAGGCAATGGAATGGATGAAAGACAACGAACCAGAGTTCTATGAGTTCTTTCTTGCATAAATACAAAAAAGCAATTAAAATAGTCGTGGGCAAGTACGCCCATTTTTTTTATGGGTGATACATGAAAATTGCTATTGGTTTATTAGACAAAATGGACAAGGAAGAAAAAAAAGAATACCTTATAAGCCCAGAAATGAATGAAGAAATGGTGAGAGCATTAGAGAAAACGCACCATTTTGGTTATCCATCTGGAAAATTAGCTAAATTTTGGGGTATAGAAGTAGATGAAGTACATTTTTATCGCTGCGGAAACTGCAAGTATTTCTGTAATACTCCTGAAGCAATCGAGGCTGTAGAAGCTGAAATTCCTGAGTCAGATGGCTATTGCGAGAAGTATGAGTTTGCTTGTAACTCTATAAAAGTCTGTGATTCTTGGGAAGATAAAGAGGGAGAAGAAGATTGAAACAGGGTCTCTACAGTAATATCGCTGCAAAACGAGAGCGTATTAAGGCTGGATCAGGCGAAAAGATGCGTAAGCCTGGAACTGCTGGCGCACCTACAGCCAAGGCTTTTAAACAAGCTGCTAAGACTGCTAAACCATACAAGGCTAAAAAATGAAAATGACTAAAGGACAAAAGAAAGTCGGCAAAGTCATGGGTGAGTACAAGTCTGGCAAGCTCAAGTCAAGTTCAGGCAAGAAAGTTACAAACCCCAAGCAAGCTGTAGCTATTGCTATGAGCGAAGCTGGGTACAAGAAAAAGAAATGATAAAAAAAGGTAAGGAAACATTTTCAGGGGTAAACAAACCCAAAAGAACCCCTAACCATCCTACTAAAAGCCACGCAGTATTAGCAAAGGTAGGAGAAACAGAGAAGCTAATCCGTTTTGGTCAGCAAGGTGTAAGCGGTGCTGGATCAAATCCTAAGACCGAGGCTGGCAAAGCTAGGCAAAAGAGTTTTAAGGCAAGACACGCTGGTAACATCGCTAAAGGCAAAATGAGCGCAGCTTACTGGGCAGACAAAGTTAAATGGTAATCACTAATTTAGGTTAATGTGAAAATAGGATTTAACTGTAGTTCTTTTGATTTGTTTCATGCAGGTCATGTAACAATGCTTAAGATGGAAAAAGAAATGTGTGACTATTTAAAAGTAGCCATACAGGTAGACCCTACATTGGACAGACCTGGAAATAAAAATAAACCTGTGCAGTCAATATATGAAAGATATGTACAGTTACAGGGCTGTAAATATGTTGATGAAATTTTAGTATATGAAACTGAAGCAGATTTACTAAATTTAATAAAAACACAAACAATTCATATTAGATTTTTAAGTGAAGAATATTTAAATAGAGATTTTACTGGCAAGCAATATTGTTTAGACAATAATATTGAGCTTCATTATCATAAGAGACAGCATCAATATTCTTCTAGTGAATTAAGACAAAGAGTTGCTAAATTAGAATCTATTAAAAACAATGAAATAGCTTTACCACAATACTCTACAGAACTAATTAATAATGGCTTACAGGCAAAAGTCTTAGAAGTCGGTAGCATATTGGGCAGACAAGAGTAAATGGTAAGAACTCTCAATATTGGAAGTGGCAAAGACTTTAAAGAGGACTGCTTAAACGCAGACATCCAAGAGTCAAAAAAGCCTGACTGGGTACTGGACATTACTAAAGTACCTTGGGGAAAGACTATCTCTACAAGATTCGGAGAAATAAAAGTAGAGAAAGGAATGTTTAGCAAGATCATTGCTAACGATGTCCTAGAGCATATTACAGACTTAATACCAGCAATGGAAAACTGTAGAGACTTGCTAGACGATAAAGGCGAGTTTCATATAAGCGTTCCGTATTACCTCAGTTTAGGAGCATGGCAAGACCCAACCCATGTCAGAGCGTTCAATGAGAATAGCTGGCTATATTACTGTGAATGGGCATGGTATCTAAACTGGGAAGAAAGATTTTGGACTAAGCTGATTGAGTTTAGACTTAGCAACTTAGCAAGAGAGATGGATATAAATAAAGGCACAGCACTACTTATGCCTAAGATGATTGACCACATAGCAGTCATTCTTACAAAGTATCCAAGCGAGACAGAAACTAGATTCGCATAACTGTTGTAATAAAACAACATCACCCATCACCCCATAGAGGAATGGAATGGAAAACAATATAGAAAACAATACTCTACAAGTTGAGCCAACAAATAAAGGTGGCGCACCTATAGGCAATCAGAATGGTAAGAAGGGTAAGCTCTTTTACGACCAGTTAAGGGTTGCTTTAGTACAAGAAGATAAGAGGCGCTTACGCACTATTGCAGAGAAGCTAGTAAAGGCTGCAGAGAACGGAGACGCTTGGGCGATCAAAGAAATCATTGACCGAGTAGATGGCAAAGCTATACAAGCTACAGAGATAAGCGGAGTAGATGGTGCAGACTTAGCTAACTTGCAGACAATTAACATCGTGCTCAGAAAGCCCGATGGAAGTTAACTTCGAGTTTCCAGAGAAGATCGGATTCTTATTTGAGCCTGGCAGATACAAAGTCTTATATGGTGGCAGAGGATCAGGCAAGTCTTGGGGTGTAGCTAGAGCGTTAATCAGCGTAGCCTTACAAAGACCTATCAGAGTCTTATGCGCTAGAGAGTTTCAAAACAGTATCTCAGACTCAGTACACGCTCTGTTAGCAGATCAGATCAAGAGCATGGGATTAGAAGGATTCTTCACCATACAGAATACAGCGATCTACGGAGCTAATGGCTCAGAGTTCTTATTTGCTGGTCTTAAACATAACATTACTAAGATTAAGTCGTTTGAGGGTGTAGACATAGCATGGGTAGAAGAAGCTCAAACCACATCTAAAAGCTCATGGGATGTACTAATACCTACGATTCGTAAAGAAGGCTCAGAGATATGGATGACATTCAATCCTGAGTTAGATACAGATGAGACTTATAAGCGTTTTATCGTAAACCCACCAAGCAACGCAGAAGTAAGAAAAGTAAACTGGTCAGATAACCCTTGGTTTCCTAAAGTCCTAAGAGACGAGATGGAAGATTTAAAAGCTAGGGATTTAGATGCCTATCTTAATGTATGGGAAGGCAACACAAGACAAGTATTAGATGGTGCAGTCTACGCTACAGAACTGCGTAAGGCGCAAGAAGAAAACAGAATCAAAGATGTACTGCTAGACACAAGCGTTCCAGTATCAACATTCTGGGACATTGGCTGGGCAGATATGACTAGTATTTGGTTTGTGCAAACCATAGCTGGTGGCGAAGTAAGGGTTGTTGACTTCTATCAAGATTGTCAAAAGCCTATCGACTTCTACACAGCGTTATTGCAAACCAAAGGCTATACATACAGAGATCATTGGCTACCGCACGATGCCGAGCATAAGAATATGACAGGCAAGAGCGTTAAGGACATCATGGAGAACATGGGATTCCCAGTAAGAATCACTCCTAAACTGTCTGTATCAGATGGAATCAACGCAGCAAGAATGTTAATGAATCGGTGCTACATAGACCAAACTAAGTGTGCAGAAGGACTACAAGCGTTAAGACATTACCGCTACGATGTAAACCCTGACACTAAGATGTTTAGCGATAAACCTTTGCATGACCAACATAGCCACGCAGCAGACGCATGGAGATATGCTGCTGTCGCTCTAGATGAGAAACCTTTTGATTGGAAGAAACCTCTGAAAGTCAATACAAAATGGATTACATAAATGGATCAGCTTAAACTAAGAAACCTGATTGATACGGAGATAGATAATGCTATTGGTTATCTTGAGACCGAGACTACAGAGGATCGTAGGAAGGCACTCGACTATTATCTGCGTAGACCTTATGGCAACGAGATCGAAGGTCGTAGCCAAATCGTTACAGGCGAAGTAGCA